ACTGTCAAACAACTCATTGAACATCTGAAAACGCTTCCTGAAGATCTGGAAGTGATCATGTCTAAAGACTCAGAAGGTAATGGATACCATCCAGTTGATCTGGGCGGTATTATCCTTGCCAGTATGGAACCTGATCAAGGATACCAGATAGAAGAAGTTGGTATCTATGAACTGACTCTTGAGCTCCAAAAAGAAGGCTTCAGCGAAGAGGACGTGTACGAACAAAAAGTCGTACTAATCTCTCCATGATTAAAATCTTTCGTTGGGAAGAAAGCCCAGACAAAAAGAGGCATCTTTATGTTTGGGCTGGAGCATACAATTATCCGTTAGGATTTGTAACTTTCCAATGGAGAGGATGGAAAGGTAAAATCTATATACCTGGTGCAGAGGCTAGATACTTTCAAAATAGAATTGAAGCTTGCACATATGTGGAAGCACAGCTTGTGCATTTTATGCATATGGTGAGTGCTCCATGATCACAACTGAGATTTACAAACAAGCAACAGGTCGTGATCCTGAAAATGACGATCTGGAACGTGCGAACTGTCCGCATGCTGGCTACCCAGGCCACTATGCATGCGGATGGTCACACAAACACAATGCCCCATTCACTCAAGTACCGAGGACTATCTTCTATGAATACGGCAAAGACAAACCCGCTGAGCTTCCGTGAATATACGCCTACTGAATATCTGATGATCGACATCGCCACTAACTATGGCGACACAGACATCAATGGTGAGACCGTGGATCTGGACAAGGTAAACTTTGAAGACCGGATCCAGTGGTTCAAGGAACAAGAAAAAGCCGGCACGCTGGCTGCTCTGATTAGCAGTGCAGACAAGCCTGCACTCTACTTTGCAGGACTGGCAGCCTACCGTGACCATCTTGATGGTAAAGCGATCGGCTATCCAGTCTCGCTGGATGCATGCTCATCCGGTCTGCAGATTCTTGCTGTTCTTGCAAACTGCGAGAAATCTGCACGTAAGTGCGGAGTGGTGAGCACAGGCAACCGTGAGGACGCCTATACAGGGCTCTTCATGGACATGAAGCGTTACGGCGCCGGCATGGATCTGAAAGCTTCCAGGAAGAGCCTTAAGCAAGCTGTGATGACATCGCTCTATGGATCCATGGCGCAGCCACGACAGTTGTTTGGTGATGGTACGCCAGCTCTCGCGCTCTTCTATGAAGTCATGGAGAAAGAGATCCCAGGAGCATGGGCTCTCAACCTGGCTCTGAAAAGCCTTTGGCAGCCATACAATCTGAGCCATTCCTGGACGCTTCCAGACGGCTTCGAAGTACAGATGGATGTCGAAGAGCTTGATCAGAATGAAGTCATCTTCATGAACCAAGCAGTGAGCATCTTCACTAAAGAAAATAAAGGTACACCAAAAGGTCTCTCACTGAGCCCTAACATTGTGCATAGCATCGACGGCATGATTGTTCGCGAGATTGTTCGTCGCTGCAATCATGATGCTCGTCATGTGGCTGATCTGCTTGGTATGTGTGACGTTGCTCTTGCGCGTCAAACAAGACGTTCGTCTACATCTGGCCGCGGCCGGCCAAAAGATGAGCTTCTCAAGAAGCTTTGGGATCTGTACCTGAAGACCAAGTTTCTTTCGGCGCGTGTGATTGATCTGGTTGATGAAAACAACATCAGCATGATCAGTGCATCAAAGCTGAAAGAATTGCTGCTTTCGCTTCCTGTGAAACCTTTCAGCGTTCTTACGATTCATGATTGCTTCCGTGTACATCCCAATTACGGAAACGATCTACGTCGTCAGTACAACTACATTCTCAGCGACTTGGCTAAGTCTGATGTGCTTGCTCACATCGCGACTGAAGTTACTGGGCGTCGTAAATCTCTCACCAAAGTTGGCAACATCTCTGAAAAGATCAAACACGCCAACTATGCATTGTCCTAAGGAGGGACTCATGAAAACCATCAAAATCAAAGCAACTCTTGTGTTTGAAGTGCCTGATAGTCTGCCATTTGACATTCGGGAATTGGATTTGCGCTATGCGCATAAAGACGATCACATGGAAGAAGGCGACGACATCAAGCTTGAAGATGTTCAAGAGCTTCATGAAATCACGCACACAACAGATAAGCAGAAAGCTTACATCGTCACGCTCACTGGTCAGGGAGACACGATGCTCTACCTGGTCAACGAAGAGACGTTCAACTTCATCAATGACGGAGGGAAAGCTCCTGATGATGTGGTGAAAGCTTATGGTGAAGACTATCTTCAATGCGATGGTGATTACCCAATGACTGAAGCCGATTTCCGCGAAGAGCTTGAAGGCTTCACCGGCTCATCACCCGATAACGATCGAGCGCTTGCAATCTCAAGCACTAAGTTCAACGGCGAGACTTGCTATCTCGATTCGGTAAACATCAAGATTGTGAACGCCTTTGCTGAAAAACACAATCTCGAGATCCAAGAAGAAAGCTACGAAGGTTATATCTACTAACTAGAGTTTATACGCAGGCCGGGGCTCCGCCCCATGGCCTGCGTATAAACTCGATTGGAGAATACAGATGGTCGATTATGTAAGCGTAGACATTCTAGCAAGTGATTTCTCAGACAATGATGTTATGAGCATGCTTGCAGATCGTCTTTGGACAGATGACGACATCGAAAAAATGACAAAAATGCTTGTCGATAAATGCATAGACGAAGGCTTTGAAGATAATCTCAAAGCTTTTGCTGAAGCATTGATTGTTAAACTTTTGGAGAAAGAAAAATGAGCCGACTCGTAGTTCACTTCAAAAAAGACAAACATGATGTCTACATTGGCCGCGGAGGACCTTTCGGTAATCCATACCAAATCGGCAAAGATGGCACGCGTGCGGAAGTAATCGCACGATTTGAAGTGTACGCACGCGAGCGTATCGACCTGGATCCAGAATGGAAGCTCAAAGTAAAAGCTCTCAAGGGTAAGATCCTTGGGTGCTGGTGTTCACCAAATGCGTGTCATGGAGATGTGCTTGTCAAACTCGCTGAGGAATTGTAGCTTCCTGGCTCACCCAAGGAGCGTCAAATGCCACAATCTCGTTACTACTATCTGCATGCTTACAACAAAGAAGTGAGACATGCTTCTGCACCGTTGGATCCAATCCCTGAAGGCTTTGAGTTTTGCGGGCTGAGCCAGATGCCTATCAAAGGCGCGGCCGGCTATTACACCAAAAATCAATCGGGCTACGCGATCGTCGATGCAGACGAACCTGTTAAGCCTGCAGAGGAAACAGCAAATGGTATTTGAGAAAATTGAAGGTTCTGTTGTGATCATCGCCCGAGGCGGTATCCAACAGCAATGCGAAGCTTGGCTTCGCAAAAAAGAAGTCTTTTGCAAAGTAAGCGGAGGTTTTGTAGGCCTCAGACGTAATGGCACGTCAGTCGTACGCGTGCAGCTTGTAGACTTTGATCTTGGATCGGAACATGAGCTTGCGTACACAGGCACAGGCCGCATGGTCCTTAGAGACCATCCGGATGCTGAAGAGCTTGTGAAGCCTGCAACAGAAAAGAAAAAACGTCGTGCTTGAGTTCATCGGATTCATTGTATGCACATGGCTCGGAGCCGGCTTTCTTGCTCTGATCTTTGACTGGTTTGATGGTTTTCCAAAAGCATTGGGTAACCGTAATTCAGTCAACAAGTTTATGGAACTGCACAAAAAGGCAGGCAACAGAAACCCAAAAATAGTCGTTATTGTGTTCGTGGTGTTTGTCTTTGTACTGTCTGGTCCATTCTCTTTTTTGATGTCCTCATTGGATTTTATAACCGAAGAGAAATAATCTGTTCGTAGCTCAGTTGGATAGAGCATCTGCCTTCTAAGCAGAGGGTCATAGGTTCGAATCCTATCGAGCAGGCCAAAATATCTCTCAATCTTTGTCTGTTAGTGGGGGAGACGTATTATAGAAAACAGAATGCTCGTGTGCTGGGTGAGGGTACACGCTATAGACAAGTCCAGCGGTGGATAGCCACAACTGAGATTAGCTCATCCCAAATTTTCAGAGTGTTGTCTAACGGTAGGACTTCCTCGAGGTGAATGTAGGTTCGAATCCTACCACTCTGTTCAGAATTTCCCGGTGCCATCTGAGCCGGTGAAGCGGTAACCAGTCCGCACAGCAAGGTTGAAGTGAAGCAGCTGTTTTGCAAAAACTAACTGCAAACGACAACACGTTTGAGGAAACGCTGCGTCTCGCAGCGTGACCGGAGAGGCTCCTGCTTGCTTTTGCGGCAGGAGCCGCTTTCCTCTGAACGCCAGTAGCTTAGTGGCCTAAAGCTACCCGCTCATAACGGGTCGATCGTAGGTTCAAATCCTACCTGGCGCACCAACCAAGAAAGAGAGACAATGAATGACCTAAGCGATATTCAAGAATGGACGCAAGCGCTTGAAGCAAAGTGCTGGCCCTATTTTTTCATGCGCGGTGTTGAAGCTCACTTTGCCTGTCACCCACAGGCAAAATATCGCTTCGATGAAAACGCAAGATTTTGGTGGCAAAAAGGAAAAGATTTTGCCATCGAAAACGGATACAGAGATGATAGTGGAAGCCCTTCCGATCATCGTACTTTCTGTCTGGCTTTCCTTAAAGGAGTCGCCACCGGTCCTAACTGGACTTGGGCCACAGCAGGCCTTGCAGCTCGCGAAGCATGTGAAAGAGAAATACGCCGTTTAACCCCTTGTCCGTCTTTCAAAGAGAAAGCCGGCAAAACCAAAAAGGAAAACACCATGGAGAAATCCACCACACTCTACAAAGTCATCGCCAACGAAACCTATGGCTACATCGTCGGCAAAGACACCAAAGGCCGTCTGCTTCTGGAAGTCAAAGGCGCCGGCAACATCATCGCTTACTCGAAAGAGGAAATCGAAGAAGTCACTCCGTTCACTGTCGAAGTCCGCGGTGGAGCCAGCAACCTCGAGCGTCACTATCTCTCTGAAGAAGGTATTTTCGCTGTTGGTGACGTTCTCGTGTTCCGTACGAACAACGGTCTCGTGCTTGGCGAAGTGATCAAGCTGAACAGCAAACACAAAGACGCTGAAACCGAGCTGTCTTCTGTGATTCTTGGTGTTCTGCAGATGCGCGCACCTGTCAAGGCAACGCCGGCCGAACCGGTAGGCTAAATCATACTGAGGAGGAAGTGTGATGTCTTTGCATATCTTATGGGACAATCACACTTCCCGCCCTTGGTGGCCTACAGAAGCTCGTCTGTTTGGTCGTGGACGGCGATGCAAGATAAAGGTGGTCACTGACTGCTGTTGCAGAAAAGCGCTTGCCACAGAGACTGTGTGCCGCTTGAGATGCCAGGAATTTCCAGTTGGAGATTGGGGTTGGTATCAAGATGTAGCATCATGGCCAGGACCTGATGGTTACCCTTTTTCATTTGCCTGGGAACCAAGTTATTACGAACCAACCTGGCAGATAGTGTGCAACCCAAATGGTGGGTGCAACAAAGACAAAAAGAAACTTCGGGGGAAAGCAGCTCCGTGAGTTTTGCAGATATGGATAAATCATGAAAAGCAAATTGACTTCAGACGACGAACTGTTCATCAAAGCTCATGAAGACCGCGTCGAGAGCGTGAATTTTCTGTTTGAAACGATCATCAAAAACAAGAAGAAATACGATCGTCTCAAGAAGAAACAGCTCGAAGAGCAAGAGAACGTTATCTGCGAAGGTGATGTTCACCACGCAAAAAATTTCATTGATTAGATTGGTGCAAAAGATGAGCAAGAATCCCAAGATTGTTCCTAAAGGCTGGACACCTATGAGCCTTTACGACGGCGAGTCGCGAATTATGATTGGATATTGGATCCAAGCAAAATTCGAAGGTGAGCTGGTATGGCGCTGGGATGTAGAAACGTACGAACCAATGTACGAAGAAGATCTCAATTGGGATCTGGAAGAGTACGTTGCTTTCATCAAGCTTCCTGAGAGAATTCCTGTTGCATGAGCAGTACAGAAGAACTCTGCGTTCACTGTAATCAAAAATTGCCGGCGCCTAAGCGCAAGGCTTCCGAGCCATACATTAAGATGGCTGAAGCTTTCTACAGCGTGACGTTTCAAGAGCTCAAACAAAAGACCAAAGCAAAAAGAATATCAGATGCGCGAGCGTATCTGTGGTTCTTGTTGTGCATAGATGGTTACTGGAGTTTGACAGAAGCTTCTTACAAACTCAGCGAAGGCATGCCTTACAATTTTGATCACACCAGTGTGCTCTACCAGGTTCGAAAAAAGGCTGTCGAGCTTTATGGAATGAGCATGAAAGCCAGCATAAAAGAGATTAGGGCTGAGCATGAAAAATTCAGATAGCGAGATTCCGACGATCATCAAATTGATCATCATCATAGGCGCCAGCTCATTTTTGTGGGCTATGATTTTGTGGATACCAAGAGTACTTTCCAATGAGTGATGCACCCGAACAGACAGAAAAAGAACCTCTCTGGATTGAGCCAGGCTGGTACGTCGAAGACATCAAAGACCTTGATGAATGTGAACAGGCTGAGATCATTGTTCGCGAAAGCATCATTCACATTGAATATACGATCGATGCTCACAATGCGGCCGCCAAAACCAATGGCAATGACCCTAATTACCATTGGCTCGCAAAACGTAAGCGCGGCCTTGCGATGCGTAGACTTATTGCTCAACAAGTTTCTCAACGAGCAGGTGCTATCCGACGTGAAGAGCGTCAGAAAGCATCTATGACTCAGGACAAAGCGCTTCTTGATTTTATCAAGCAACACGAGCCTGATGCTTTCAACAGATGTGTGGATCTCTATGTCAAAGCTAAAACAGAAGAAGCCGCTAGATCCAGTTGAACAAACAATTGCGGATGCTCTTGAAGGCATTCCGTATACGATTGAAGGTGACGCAGAACACCCACCTGGCAATCTGGATTTTTATGTTCCCTCATGGGGCGTATTCATAGAAGTGAAGCGCTTTCACTCTCCCAGAATAGCAGATCAAATGAGCCGGCAAGAGAACGTCATTGCTGTGCAGGGTCTGAGCACTGCTATCGTTTTTGCGTCGCTGATTGAAGCGTTCAAAAACTCTCAAAAACCTTTACCCCAAACATAAGGATACCTCTCATGGCTGCCATGGATATTACCATTCGTCATGCTCAACTGCACAATGAGCTGATTGCATGCTTCAAGAACAATCTTGTACCTTACATCACATCGTCGCCAGGCATCGGTAAGTCCGATTCTGCAAAACAGTTTGCCGGCAAATACAATCTGCAAGTCATCGACTTGCGCTTGAGCCAGTGTACGCCTGAGGACCTTCAAGGTTTCCCAATGCGTAACGGCAACAAAGCAACTTTTACGCCTTTCGATTTCTTCCCGCTCGAGGGCGAAGAGCTGCCGGATACGCCAGATGGATCCAAGAACGAAGACGGCACGCCTAAGAAAATGAACGGCTGGCTGCTGCTGCTCGACGAGTTGTCGTCGGCTACCAAGGCTGTGCAGGCAGCTGCCTACAAACTCATTCTCGATCGCCAGGTCGGCAGCTTTAATCTGCACGACAAAGTGATGATCATGGCCTGCGGCAACAACATCACAGACAAAGCTGTTGTACACAAAATGTCGACGGCTCTTCAGTCGCGTCTGATCCACTACAAGCTGGGTCTCAACGTCAAAGACTGGGTTCAGTGGGCCACTCGAGAAGGTGTTGATTACCGCATCATCGCCTTCATCCAGTTTAACCAGAAGATGTTCATGAACTTCAATCCTGAACACACTGACTCTACGTACGCATGCCCACGTACGTGGGAATTTCTGAACCGCCTCATTAATGGCGAAAACGTTGATCGTGCTAACAGCCTTGCACGCGTTGTTGGCACTGTCGGTCAGGAAGCCGGCTACGAATTCCTCACGTTCTGCGAAGTCCAGAAAGATCTTCCGAAGTGGGAAGACATCATGGATCCAATTAAGAATCAGGGAATTCCGGTTCCTGTCGAAGCCAGCGCCAAGTTTGCTACAATCTGCTGGTTGGCCGGCAAAGCTACCAAGGCTGAAGCAGTCAAAGCTATTCCTTTCGTGAAACGCTTTGGCGCAGACTTCCAAGTCATCTACTGCCGTGGCATCATCACTCGCTACTCGAACATCGACCGCGAAAGCAAAGAGTTCGGTGAGTACGCCATGAACATGATCACAGAGCTTGATCGCTCGTAAGGAGCTTCACCATGTCAGTCGCTGCATTCAATCCTGCAGACTTCATTTCCGACAAGCCAGTCACTAACGCTGAGAAAGAAATTCTCAACAGATCCTTGGATAAGACCAAGGTGCATCTGTTCTACGAGAAAAACTCAGGCTTTCTGGCTTCGCTTGTCGCGACAATGGAGTTTGACTGGGACAGGACGATCGACACAGCCTGTACTAATGGCGTGTGGATGGCCTGGAACCCTGAATTCTTTCTGTCCCTCACGCCTAAGCGTAGAGTCACTGTGCTTGCTCACGAAGCTTGGCACGTAGCGTTTCAACACGTTATTCGCGGCAATGGTAAGTGCCCTGATCTTTATAACCAAGCTGCAGACCATGTGATCAATCTCCTGCTCAAAGAGCACGGATACGACATGAGCGGCTTTCCGTATCTTATGGACAAGCGCTTTACTGGCATGAACACAGACCAAGTGTACGAAATCCTTTCCAAAGAAGCTGCGGCCGGCATTCCGATGCCTATCAATTTCCAGAATGGAGACTTCAAAGCTCCAGGCCAGGGACCTGACAGCATCACCAAAGGCATGACTGTTGATCAGATCCAGAGCAAAGCCATGGGCAATATCATGGACGCTGTGACGATCGCCAAGATGAGCAATCAAGCCGGCGCACTGCCTGGAGAGATCCAACAGATGATTGACGAGTTCCTGTCACCCAAGCTTCCATGGCAGGAAGTGCTGCTCATGTTCTTCGACGCACTGTCGGAGATGGAGTACTCCTACAAGACAGTAAACCGTCGGTACACGGATCCTATCCTGCCAGGAAAAGCGCCTTCCTCGGGCCTCGAGCACATCATCTATTACTTAGATGTCTCTGGATCCATTTCTGATGCAGACATTGTCAGATTTAACTCTGAAGTGAAGTTCATCAAGGACACGTACAATCCTGAGCGTCTCACGCTTGTGACTTTCGACACTAAGATCCATGAGATATATGAGTTCGAACAAGACGATGAGTTCGAAAAGATTGTCGTCACAGGCCGCGGCGGTACAGATTTGAAGGATGTGTACGCGCACGCTGATAGCATGAACCCTTCTGCTATCGTCATCTTCACAGACATGTACGTGAGGATCCCAACCAAACCTCCAAAAGCTCCGCTTATTTGGATTTGCACCAACAACCCCACAGCCAAAGTTCCATACGGGAAACTGGTTTACATCAACGATTGAGATCATGACCCAAGTCAGAGCACCACTAAATAAAGACCAGGAAGCAGCAGTCTCCAAGATTGCTGCTTTCATCGTCAGTCCAGAGAAGGAATTTTTTCTCACTGGTGCCCCAGGTGTCGGCAAGACATTTACTACGAAAGAGCTTGCCGACATCCTGCTGACTGTTTGCAGGAACTATGAGAAAGCCATGAACAAACCTGGCTCTCTTCCAAGAGAGTTGGTTCTCACAAGCACTACAAACAAAGCAGCTGCAGTTCTCTCTGGCCAGACCGGCCGAGAGGCTACGACAATCCATTCGTTCCTTGGAGTTGTCCCTAAGCAGAACTTCAGTACTGGGATGACTACGCTTACCAAAACGAACAATTGGAAAGTTCACTTCGAGAAAATCATCTTTATTGATGAAGCCTCTATGATTGAACGTGCGCTGTACAACCTGATCCAGGAAGCAACAGACGACAGCTGCAAGATCATATATATCGGTGACAAGAACCAGCTTCCTCCAGTTATGGAAAAGCTGAGCCCTGCTGTGGAGCTCGCGAACAATCCTGCACTGCACTACGAGATTACCACGCCTGTGCGTAACGCAGCTGCGCCGGCTCTTCTGGATCTATGCAATCGTCTTCGCTACGACATTGTCAATGAGACGCCTAAAGCAGGCCTCACAAACTGGCCAGAAGTACCTGGTCAAATTGACTACATCGACGGCGATGATCTCAGGAAACTGATCGACTCAACGTACGGACCCAATGGCACTGTCTCTGCGAGTGACCCTGACATTGCTTGCCGGATCCTGGCTTACAAAAACCAGACGGTCATTGGCTACAATGAGCACATCAGAAACATCCGTGGCCTGCCGGCGCATCCTAGCCGCGGCGAAATCCTGATCTGCAACACACACCTTCAGCTGAGCAAGCTGAAAGCGATCAACGTCGAAGAAGACGTTGTCATTCATGAGGTGGATGGTCCTTACGATCATCAGGTAGATCCATACAATAAGTTGTCTGTGTACAAACTTATTGTGTCGACACCTTTCATGGTTCGCACAGAAGTGCTGGCTCCTGCCGATCGCAATCAGTACAACGCTCTGATGGCGCACTACAAGAAAGCGAAAGACTGGCCTAAGTTCTATAAGATCCAGGAACAGTTCATTGACCTGCGTGATCGCGAAGCAGCGACTGTCTACAAAGCCCAGGGCTCTACGTACGACAGTGTGATCATGATCATGGACGATATTTTCTCGTCGACTGACATAAACCAGCTTCGACGGATGCTATACGTAGGCGCTTCTCGCGCTAAAACACGAGTGTATGTCTACGATAAAGGCATACGCTCTAACCAACGAGGTATCTACAAGTGAAATACTCCGGCACGGATGACTTTAGCATCCAAGAAATCAAGAAAATCTTCCTGGCCGGCGACATGAGCAAGCTTGTTCACAGAGAGCTGGAAGTGAACCTGGCTGCAAAAGAAAAGCAGATGGTTGTGGAAGAGACTGCTGAGCTGGTCCTCGAGAACCACATAAAGTTCGAAGGCTCGCCTATCGGGTTCTTTTACCGCAACCAGTTATTCGCAGTGGCTCCAGCTTTTAAAGAGCCTGGCATTAAACCTATCCATCCAAGTCTCGAAGAGAAGGCTTCCTACCTTCGGGAAAACCGCATGGATATTTCTCAGTACATGACATACATCGCGCACTTCCTGGCGTCGTTGGATCAGTGTTCAGAGAAAGAACCGATTGCCTATGTGGCAAACATGCCAAAAGGCTTGAACAAGTTTTCGCCTTCGCTAAACAAGCTGGAAATGTTTGCAGAGCAGCATGCTCTGGATGACATTCCCAAAGCTCAGTTTAGTCGTGAAGACCCAACAAAGAAGACTTTCTTCTTGCACTACGATCGGGTCGAACAACCGATCAAGCGCTTCATGTTCCGTAGGATTACCAGGTGATGCAGTACATTGCTTTCAGTTCAGACATCAACTTCAAGATAGCTATTCTCGCTTTTGATCTTGATGCGGAAAGCATGAGAAAAAACTACGTCGACATGGGTTTGATTGCTGCCGGCGCAGATCCTGAAATTATCAACGAGATCATCGCGTACAAACTGCCTTCAGTTTTGTCTTCCAATGGCAAGAAGCGCAAAGCATTATCCGTAGGCGAACAACGAGAATTCCTGGCAGAACTGCTTGCAGCTCTGAAAGACATGGGTGTCGAGCATGTAATTGTGAGCCAACCTGACTACTTCAAGACAGTGACTGGTGCCGCAAAAGCAGCTCTTGAAGCGGGTGTGCTGTTTCCTCCGGATCCAACGTACTTCAGCGAATACGCCGACATGCGGTTCTGCTACACGCCAAACTACAAGATGGCTTTCTACGATCCAGTAAAGACAGAGCAGGGTATTCTAATATCCATGCGATCGATAGTCGCTGATCGGCAGAATGCGTACATTGAGCCTGGCGCTGAAGTCATCAAGTTCTGTTACTACCCACAAACACTCGCTGAGATCAAAGAGACGCTCAGACTTCTGTTGGATATGGGAGACCTGACTTGCGACATTGAAGGCTTTTCTTTGAAGCCTCATGATGCCGGTATCGCTACAATAGCTTTCGCATGGGACCAGCACTCTGGTGTAGCTTTTCAAGTCGATTATGGTCCTGGTTTTTATAACCATCCTGTGCGTGAGCTGCTGTTGCAGTTTTTTATTGCTCGATCACAAAGAAAACAAGTCAGCAAGCTGATTTATCATAACGCCACGTATGATTTGACAGTGCTCATTCTTCAGCTGGCTACTCATCACATTGAGCATGACTACAGCATAGAAGACATCTTCGACACGCTTGTTGAAAATGTAGAATGCACAAAGATTATTTCGTATCTTGCTACGAACTCATGCGCAGGAAACAAGCTTGGCCTTAAAGAGCAAGCTGTGGAGTTTGCCGGCAACTACGCAATGGAAGAGATCAAGGATGTAACCAAGATCCCAGTACAAGAACTGTTGGAATACAACTTGGTTGACTGCTGCGCGACCTGGTACGTCTACAATAAAAACTACCCGCTGATGATTCAGGACAACCAAGAAGAAATCTATCGAGAGATTTTCTTGCCTTCCATGATCGACATCGTCGAAATGCAACTGACAGGTTTGCCTGTCGACATGAAGCAAGTTACTAAATCAAAAGCAGCTCTCGAAGTGATCAACAACACTGCTCTGAATACGATCAGAGCTCATCCGATCGCTGTCGACTACCTGCATTACCTGAAAGAGCGTGAAGTCGAAAAGCTGCATGCTAAGTGGAAGAAAAAGCGTACTACTGTCGCTGAGATAGATCTGGAGTTTAATCCAAACAGCGATGAGCAATTGGCAGGCTTGCTGTACATGCCTGAGTTCATGGCCCTACCTATTTTGGGCAGGACAAATGGAGGTGCCCCGTCTACCAAAGGCAAATACATCAAAGCGCTCATCGAGCACACAACTGACCAGGGGATAAAAGACTTCCTGTCAGCGTTGATCGATCTCAAAGACAGCGGAATTCTTCTTTCCACTTTTATACCAGCTCTCGAAGATGCTCGTCTGGCTCCAGACGGCAACTACTACATGCACGGTAACTTCAATCTCGGAGGCACAGTTTCCGGCCGACTTAGTTCTTCTAATCCAAACCTGCAGAACTTGCCGGCAAAATCCAGGCTTTCGAAATACATCAAAGTTTGCATCAAAGCTCCTGAAGGCTGGCTCTTTGTTGGTTTGGATTTTGACTCACTTGAAGACAAAATCTCTGCACTCACAACCAAAGATCCGAACAAGCTTAAAGTGTACACGGACGGTTATGATGGCCACTGCATTCGTGCGTACTCTTATTTCAAGAAACGCATGGCTGACATTGATGAGAACTCTGTCGAGAGTATCAACTCGATCGCTCAGAAATACGAAAGCCTGAGACAAAAATCCAAAACACCTACTTTTTTGTTGACCTATGGCGGTACTCACCATGGTCTCATGGAAAACTGCGGATTCGACCAGGAAACTGCTATCCAGATCGATACAGCTTATCATGAGCTCTACAAAGTTTCTGATGAGTGGGTGGAAAGTAAGATCCAGGGAGCCATGAAGAACGGCTACGTCGAAGTAGCTTTTGGACTTAGGGTCAGAACGCCAATCCTGCATCAGGTCGTGCTCACAAAGCGCCACACGCCGTATGCAGCAAAAGCTGAGAGCCGAACTGCCGGCAACGCTCTAGGCCAGTCCTGGGGCTTGCTGAACAATCGTGCGGCGTCTGCATTCATGAAGAAAGTGCGCGATCGCAGGCAACGTTCCGGGATGAGTCACATCAAGATCTGCGTACAGATCCATGACGCTCAGTACTACCTAATCAGAGACAACATCGACACTCTGAAATGGTTCAACGATAACCTGGTCAAAGAAGTGAGCTGGCAGGAACATCCAGACATTGCTCATCCTGACGTGAAGATCTCAGGTAAAGTTGCAGTATTCGTACCCAACTGGGCAAATGAACACATACTAAAGAACAACGCCTCTATTGAAGAAATTCAAGAGTTTGGGCGTACAATGCAAACTAAACTTAAGGAAAAAGGACTTATTCCATGAAGGACTTCAGACATTCTATGGGCACAAATCCAGCAGCTAAGCCGGCTGCAAAAGCACCTGCCGAACCAAAGTATTCTCGCATTGAGACGCACTGGTTCATGGTTGCCGTTGAGCTTCTCTACAAAAAGCTTGAAGCGCCGGCCACGGCTAAAACCGAAGCGACGTACTCAGTACGATCGCAAAAAGTCAATGTCATGATCCAACCCAAGAAACGAAAAATTACCGCTCAGGATATGGGGGATATTCGTCATTTGGCTTTGCTTCGGATGCAGCAAGAATATAAAGTCGACAAGACAGACCTGGTCGACTTCATTGTTCTGAACATCATGTATCTCGGCCTTATGTCGGAACACACATACTTCACCGAAGAAAACAGCTCTTTTGAGCGAGGATAAGGGAACACCCAATGAATGACGCTAAACTCCTGAATGGAACCAATCTCGGCATCACCATGGCTCTGTGGCTTGCCACCGATACATATGATCACAATCCAGAAGATGCTCCTCAGGATGATCTTCCGATCATCAGCGTCACTCAGCTGCTGAAACCTACGAGAGCTCTGCTTCTTGCCAAGCGTATTCCTCCCCAGGAAAATGAAGTAGAGCTCACCACGCTCATGAACCGTAGACTGGGCCAGTCAATCCACTCAGAGATCGAGCGATCGTTCTTGAACAACAACATGGACCTGGTTCTCAGATCCATTGGATTTCCTGCTTCTGTGGTGGACAGATTGGTTGTTAATCCTTCCAAGGAAACGCTGGCTAAGCGTCCTGATTGTCTTCCGATTTACCTCGAGAAGCGCGCATACCGCAAAATCAAAACATCGGCCGGCACTGAAGTTTGGATCTCTGGTAAATTTGACCAGGTGATCGCCGGCAAACCTGAAGATAACAAAAACACCAAAGTCTTCAGCTACACCAAAATGGATCAGTCTGAGTCGGGAGACTATGGTATTCAGATGGCTCTCTACAAATGGTTGAGCCCTGAAATCATCACTTCTGAAACTGGGCAGATCAACTTCATTCTTACCGACTGGAACAAGAGAGACTTGGCTAGAGATGGCTATCCTCAGCACCCGGTCATTGAAATGCCTGTCGTACTCATGGATGCTGAGACAGCTGAAAAATTCATTCGTGCAAAGCTGGATGAGATTGAGCGTAACGCAGAGCTCACTGAAGCTGAAATGATCCGCTGCGCAGACAAGGATCTTTGGCGGTCGGATGATGTCCACAAATATTACGCCGACGAAGAGACGGCTAAGCGCGGCGGGCGTGCTACCAAAAACTTTGATTCGTATGCTGAGGCTATGCATTTCAAAGCTACTAAAGGTAAAGGCGTCGTCATCACTGCCCCTGGCGAAGTGAAGAGATGCTCTTATTGCGACGCGGCTCCTGCATGTAACCAGCGGCTCGAATACCTGTAATCTTTTCTATTTTTTGAGGAAGCTATGAGAGACTTTGACACTCTGACTGACCATCCTGTGCTTGAAGCAATGGTCGACATCATCAGCAAGAAAGTGCAGAACCAGAACAAGAACTTCTTTCGTGTCGAAGTCGCCTACTTTCTTGCAAAAATGGCTTCCACCATGCGTGCGCAGATTCGCACGAAAGACCGCGGCGTCATACCCGTGAACATCTACGCGCTTGCGTTGGCTCCTTCAGGATTTGGTAAAGGCCATTCGATCAGCATTATTGAAGACTACTTCATGAACGGCTTCAAAAACCGTTTCATTGAGTCTTCGCTGAACGAAATTGCAGAACGCAATCTCCTGAAGTTGGCAACGCAGCGCTCCGTGTACAACGGTGGCGACCAGGCAACTGAGCTTCTGAATCTTCAGAAGGAATACAACCAGGCTGGTCCTTATCCATACACGTTTGACAGCGGTACAGTGCCGGCCGTCAAACAGCTTCGCCAGAAACTGCTGCTTGCTGATGCTGGCGCAATCAATCTCCAGATCGACGAAGTCGGTTCAAACCTTCTTGCCAACACAGAGATCCTGAACACGTTCCTGGAGCTCTACGACAAAGGCAAAACCAAAGCCAAGCTGACAAAGAACACTGTCGACAACAGCCGCGGTCAGGACATTGATGGTCCTACGCCAGCCAACATGCTGCTCTTTGGAACTCCCACCAAGCTTCTTGACGGTGGAGCCACGGAAGAAAGCTTCTTTGAGTTTCTTCAGACTGGCTATAGCCGGCGTTTCCTCTTTGCATGGGGTATGCAAGACAGAAGTGCCAATCGTCAGACAGCTGAGCAGATTTATGCAGACCTGATCGATCACTCAACGTCTAATATGATTGCGCGTCTGAGCAAGGGTTTCACGAACCTGGCAGATCCACTGAAGCACATGTATGAAATGTCTGTGCCAGACGATGTGGCGATCGAGCTGCTCAAATACAAAATCATGTGCGAGGCTGAAGCTGATAAGCTGCCTGAGCACTTTGAAATGCAAAAGACAGAGCTGAACCACAGATATTTCAAAGCCCTCAAGCTTGCCGGCGTCTACAGCTTCATAGATCAATCACCTGAAGTGTCTATGGATAACCTGTATCATGCAATTTCATTGGTTCAGTCTTCTGGTGCTGATTTTGCGAAACTTCTTAACCGGGAAAAAGCGTACGTAAAGCTTGCCCGGTATATCGCTTCGCACGATCAAGAGCTGACGCATGCTGACCTGACAGAGGCCTTGCCTTACTACAAGACAAGCAACTCTCAGCGCACTGAGATCATGACCCTGGCTACGGCCTGGGGATACAAGAACAACATCATGATCAAGAAGAGCTTCGTTGAAGGTATTGAGTTCTTCTCCGGCGAAGCTCTTAACGAGACAGATCTGAACAGAATTCTATTCTCGTATTCTGAAGACTACGCATCAGGATACCAGAAAGAAGTTCAGCCTTTTGAAGATCTGCACAAGCTGATGACAGCTGATGGTTTTCATTGGTGCAATCACACTTTCAAAGGTGAGCATCGCCGCGGCGACAACGTCATTGAAGGCTTCAACATGATTGTGTTGGATGTCGACGGCAAAGCTTCGCGTGACTTGGTTCACGAGATGCTCCGTGATTACACCTTCATGACGTACACGACCAAACGCCACAAAGAAAATGGCACAGGTCCTGATCGCTTCAGAGTGTTGTTGCCAATCAAATATGAACTGTACCTCAACAAAGAGGACTACCAGCAGTTCATGAACAACATCATTGAATGGCTGCCCTTCGACATCGACGAAGAAGCCAACCAGCGTGAACGCAAGTGGCTCACAAACCCCAACGGCGAAGTACATTACAGCCTGCAAGGAACTCTGCTGGATCCAATCAGGTTCATTCCTAAGACTGCCAGGAATGAAACGCACAGAGCTCAGATGACTCAGCTCAAAGATCTCGATAATCTCGAGCGTTGGTTTGCTGAGCGCATGGTGATGGGCAATCGTAACAACCAGATGATCAAGTATGCCCTTGCTCTGTTTGACAACGGCATGCCGTACACGGAAATTGAACGTCGCGTTGTCGAGTTCAACAACAAGATCGACAATGGTCTGTCAGACCATGAATTGCAAAACACAATTCTTAGATCTGTTGCACGCAGGATTGCGCAAACAGAAACGGAATAGACAACCATGCCTAAAGAACCAAAAGATCACGTACTGACGCCTTTCCGGACGTTAGTACTTATTGTGTTTATTTGGCTGTTCTTCCGTAAACAGATGAACGAAGAAGAGTAGGAACCACAATGACAAAACAGCTCGTACTGATCGGCGGCGAATCCGCGGCCGGCAAATCCGCCAGTTTGAAGGACATTCCAAACCAGGAACGTTGGCTCTACCTGAACACTGAATCAGGTAAAGCCCTGCCTTTCAAAAACAAGTTCCTGGCTAAAGTCATCACAGATCCTTACCAGGTTTTTGAAGGCTTTGATTACATCACCGGAAACCCAAATTTTGACGGTGTGATTATCGACTCAATCACTTTCCTTATGGATATGTTCGAATCTCAATATATCATCGGAACCAAGAACGGCCAGGAAGCCTGGAGCCAATACGCACAGTACTTCAAGAACCTGATGCAGAAGTATGTCGCCGGCACAGACAAGCACGTTGTCATGCTGGCTCACACTCGCTCAGAGCAGGATGCTATGCTGATCGATCGAGTGTCTGTGCCTGTTAAAGGCTCACTCAAGAACAACGGCATTGAGGCTTACTTTTCCACGGTTGTGGCAGCCAAAAGAATGCCGTTGACAGAGCTTCAAGGCTTTGATCCTAATCTTCTTCACATCACTCCTGAAGATGAGGCGCTTGGATTCAAATACGTGTTCCAGACACGACTGACCAAGAACACTATCGGTGAACGAATTCGTGGACCCATGGGTCTCTTTGAGTCCAACCAGTCGTTCATGGATAACAATGTGGGACTCTTGTTGGACCACATGATCAAGTACTACACCTAAAGGCTCTGCTTTTCGGGTAAATCTAGGGTTAGAATACCCTCAACAAACAAGGAAAGAATAGATGTTTAACGACATTGATATGCAAGGCGTTGAAGAACAGCAGGATCGCCTGGGTGGATCATACACTTTCGATTCTGGTGTCTACAACGGCGTCATCAAACTGGCCTACGTGACCAACGCTGCAAACAGCAAAGCGAAGTGCGTCAACACCGTCATCGACATTGGCGGCAAAGACTACACTGAGCGTACCTGGGTGCTGAACAAAGAAGGTGGCAGCACCTACGAGAAGAGCGGCAAGAAATTCATGCTGCCGGGCTTCGAGCTGATCAACGATCTCTGCCTGCTTTCGACCGGACTTGGTCTGACTGAGCAGAAAGTCGAAAACAAGGTGATCAAGGTCTGGGATCCAGAAGCGAAAGCCGAAGTCGACAAGAGCATGCCTGTGATCACTTCCATTCTCGGGAAGCCGATCACTCTGGCGATCCAGAAAGTGATCGAGAACAAGCAGGAAAAGACCGACAAGGGTTACGCCGACACCAACGAGAAACGCGAGATCAACCAGACGAGCAAGTACTTCCACACCGAAACGCGGAAGACTGTTGTCGAGATCAAGAAAGGCCCTGCTCTCCAGATCAAGGATGAAGATCTCTTCATCACGAAATGGGCTGAGAAGAATGCCGGCGTGGTGCTCGACAAATTCAAACCGGTTGCCGGCGCCATGGCTGGTGCAGCTCAATCCGGTACTGGAGCTCCCAAGTCAAAGTCTCTCTTCGGAAACTAAGATAGACTTGTCTGTCTGAATTCAGTAGCCTCCTTGGATCACCCAAGGAGGCTACTGTGCTTTTAGAGCAAGAGTTCAAACTTGATTTGCCATTGTACGTAGGCGGAAAAACCAGGACACTTAAAAGCGGCAAGGTAACCAAGCCGACTAAGAGATTTTGGCTTACTCTGAACAACTACAGAAATTGGCACTATCAAACTGCCAACAATACCAAAGTGCTTTTTAAAGCCGAGATCCAAGACCAAGTACTTCAGTTGCCAGATCTCAGTGCTTTATGGGGTCAGATACGTCTAGACTATGTGATGTATCCTCCCAACAAAGTATCTCGAGATATTGGCAATAACGTCAGCATCGTGAACAAGTACTTTGAAGATGCTCTTGTTGAGCTCGGCAAGCTGAAAGACGACAACCACACAATCATTCCAGAGTGTTCCTACAAGATGGGAACCCTGGACAAAATAAATCCTCGTATGGAGGTTTTTATTCGGCCTTTTTTAAGATCATAAGAAACCTCAAGGAGTCATTAGTGACCGAATTTACTGTTTACGCCCCAAGAAAGGTCACTCCTCAAAACAGGAGACACCTACCTTCCAACCACGACCCAAACAAAAGGAACACGTACGTGCTGATTACACTCGACGAAGCCGAGATCCAGACTGCTATTCGCAACCATCTCCGTGCCCAAATGCCGATCGACGACAACGACGATCTCCCTGTGGTGCTCACTGCCGGCCGCGGCGAAAACGGCCATACAGCAGCAGTCACCGTCATGCCCATCCCCTATTCTGTCATCTCCCCTGTGCAGCCTGCAGCCTCTATGTCCGGCTTCACGGAAGTGAACACCCAGGCACTGGAACGCATGGCTTCAAAGGAAGAAGCTGAGGAAAAGCCTGTCGAACAACAAGTCAGAGCTTCTGCAGCCGCCCAGGTTCCGACCAGCAACAATCCTAACCGTCTGCCGCCCAGCAAACAAGCTGAAGCTATCGCAGATGAGCCTCAGGAAGTCTCTGAAGAACCAATCGAAGAAACTGTGGCTGAAACGCCGGCACCGGCTCCCAAGAAAAGCTCGCTGTTTGGTGATGGGCCCAAAACAGAAACCGTTGCCGAACTGAAGCCGGCAGCTGAAGCTCCGTCTGAAGAAGCCCCTAAGCCTAAGCCGAAAAGCATCTTCGACGCACTCTGATCAGTTTCCGGATACTCCGGATACAGAGTGGAGTGACGCCGTGATCAGCGGGCCGACCACGTAAACGGGCATATCTGATTAACTTAAGGGCCAGGACTTGGGTTTCCATACCAAGGTCAGAAGCCAACCGGCGTAAAAAGGTGACAGCTCGGAGAGACGGCACTTCCTTTAGGAGAACGCAATGGAAAAGAGTGATCTTTCTTTTGGATCAGCAATCAACGCACTGAAAGCCGGTAAACGAGTTTCTCGGGCCGGCTGGAATGGCAAAGGAATGTTCCTGTACTACATTCCAGCTGCGTCTTATCCGGCACAGCGCAATACCAATCAAACTATGGTAGGTTTGTTTCCTGGCGACATGGTTCCGTACCGGGATTATATCGCCATGAAAACTGCTCAGAACGATGTCGTTCCATGGGTTGCTTCCCAGACAGACATTCTGGCAAACGATTGGTGTATCGTCGACTAGAACATGTGGCGGGGAGTTTCCTCCCAAAGTAAAATACCCGCCCATGAGAAAGGGGCAGAGAAGGTCCCCCCTCTCTGCCCCTTTCGTTTTCTTGAATTGTCTCGCTTATGTGCGATCGACAAACAATGGTTTAGGCGGCTTACGGGCATGCCGGCGTTCAGCTGCTTCACGCTCAGCCTTACGCTTTTCTTCTCTACGAATTTCAGCGCGTTCGCGAGCGCTTACACGACCAGATGACTCTTGATCATCGTCTTCATCGCTATCCTCATCATCTTCTTCTTTTGCTTCTCGGGCAGCAAGACGACGTGCTTCAAGATCTGCAGCTCGTTTAAGCTCTGCGTCGATCGCTTCCTGGCGTGCGGCGATCGCAGCCTCATCAGCAGCTGTAGCAGCGGCAGCAGCCGCCTCTTCGGCCGCAAGACGATCACGCTCACGTTCAGCTTCCAGAGCCGCTTCTGCAGCAATCTGAGCTTCCTGAGCAAGACGTAGTGCTTCGGCAGCCTCAGCATCTTTCTGACGCTCAGCCGCGGCCAGTTCTTCAAGACGAGTAGCTTCAGCAGCCAGTCTGGCTTGTTCAGCAGCGTTGGCTTCTTCGACTGCACGAAGATTGGCCTCAGCAGCTGCAAGCTCAGCCAGGCGGGTACGCTCAGCTTCTTCAGCAACACGGGCTTCCTCGGCTGCAGCAGCCTCCTGAGCCAGTCGAGCAGCTTCTTCTGCAAGACGGGTCTTTTCAGCTTCCTCAGCGACCTTGGCAGCTGCCGCGGCGGCTTCGGCCTCAAGTTCAGCACGGATTTGAGCCCGGATTTCTGCAATTCGAGCCTGTTCAGCGGCTTCAGCAGCTGCCTGGGCAGCCAATTCTTCTTCAGTCGGGCCAGAAATGACCTCAGGGATAGGCTCAGCAGGCGCTGGAGGCTCTTCTGATGTGGTTGGAGCCGGCGCATCTGGAGCGGCTTCCTGGACCTCCGTAGGGCTTTCTACGGCAGGAGCTTGAATTTCAGGTCCAGCAGCCTCGACCACCCCTTGTTCTTGAGGGGTTGTTTCGGGAGTTTCGCTGACTGTTTCTGGGATTTGTTCAGGGATCGTTTCAACGGCTGTTTCTTCGGCCGGCTGAGGGGTAATGGCTTGTTCCTGGATTGGCTCTGGGGCCGGTTCAGGCTCTGGCACGAACTCGGGTTCTGGTGCAGCTGCCTCAATAGCCTCTTCGATTGCCGGCGCTGGGACCTCTGTAGAAGCGTTTTCACTGCCTTCTTCGATCGGTCCTTGAAAAGTAGGTTGTTCCACCTCGGGAACATCTGGAAATTCGTTAGGATCAGCCATCTGTATTCTCCATGGATTTCAAGCTTGATGCCGTCGCATCGGGACTTTTGTAAACTGTAACGCCTTAACTGTCTATTAGGAACCAATCATGCAAATTGTCGAATCAAAACAAGAAACAGCTGTCATCAAGCCTGGAGATCTCGTGGTCATGAAATCTGGCTCGCCTTCCATGGTAGTCGTCACTGTTCCGACGGATCCAAACAAAAAGCTTCGCTGTACTTTCTGGGACACGCTCAGCAACACCGAAAAAGAAGTTGGTGTGCTTATGAGCGCAGTCGAGACGCTCGAGGCTCATACACGCCGGCAGACCCGTCTCAACTTCTTTGCGGCAACAGGTCAACAACTTCCGGAAGTCGGCCCCGACAGATCTCTCGTTATGGTTTTCGACGATGTTAAAGATCGAGACACTTTCCTCAAAGATTTTGAGGCTTTTGTCGAAGAGCAACGCAAAGCCGGTAAAACAGTCCCAGGATTCCACTGATATGGTTCAGTTCACCAAACCAATGCAGCCCTGCAACGCAGACCTGGATAAGATCCAGTTTCCTTGTGTGGCTCAAAGAAAGATTGATGGGATGAAACTCATCATTCGCAGCAACAACAAAGGCGGTATCGAGCTTCTCGGCCGGTCTATGAAGCCAATCACAAACAGATGGCTCCATGAAAAATTCACCGAAGTGTTTGCTGAGTTTCTTCAGCTCAAACATTTCGTGTTTGAAGGCGAGCTCCAGGCCGGCAACAGCTTTGAAAAATGTGATGGGCTTCTGTCTGCGCTTTATCGTGAGTTCGACAATGTGGTCTTTCACATCTTTGATGAGATCTCTGATGCATCGCTGCCGTACTCGACCAGGTATCAGCATGCTGCTCTTGCAGTGAAAATGCTTGAGAATCCCATGGTTCAGTTGGTCAACAACTTTCCAATCAAAGACATGGAAAGTTTGCTTACGTTCCATATGATGAACGAAGTTAATCCTGCTCTGGATGGTACGATCGTTCGTCAGATGGAGATGGAATACAAAGCCGGCAAGCGCACGGTCAATGAAGGCTACGTCGTCAAAATCAAAAATGAAGACGATGCTGAGGCTGAAATTATTGGCGTGTATGAGAAGATGCACAACGGCAATGAGGGATACACAAACCCTCTCGGCCGTACTGAGCGATCGTCTGCTCAAGCCGGCAAGACAGGTCTTGGTACTCTTGGTGGTTTTGATTGCATTTATCGCGGCGGCAAAGAACCA